GTAGTTTCCCTTTAACCAGATGTAAGTGCTGATCCCGTCCGTAGTGACTAGGAGGCCATCTGGTGGTAAAGGGTTTTTGTGTGCCTCTTAGGAGGCTGTATCTGGTTGTGTATGTGAGTTAATAAGTCTTAGACTGTTGGTGGATAGCTGAAAGGCGAGTTCTATCCTGTTATTTGGATGTAATTAACTTTAACACAAGGCGTTGTATCAGGTTGCTTAAATGCATAATTAATACCAAAGTGCGCGAATGCGGCTGCTAGTCTTAATCTAGCTTTGTTGGTTCCTAGAAACGTGCCAGGGAAGCACCGGTCAAACTCACAGTACCGATGCATGATGGAGGGAGGGTGGTGTGGATGCGAGTTCGTTGGTTCGCTGGGTGTAATTCCTAGAAGCAGGCGATAGAACTCAGAATGGGAGACCTCTCCTCGGATTGATATTACCAAAATTCAGTCTGTACCACTCAACGATTACTTTACTCGAATACAAACGAGTTCCTGCGGGTCCGCAACCTACAGGGTAGGATGCTTCGGCATCTGAGACAATCGCACCCCAAAGTCATCAAGAAGAAGCATCCCCAGCTTCATTCAAGGGGGGGAATAACGCTAGTGCTGTAAGCTCGAAACCGAGCCCAGCCTCATCTTCGGTCCTGGTTGATGAAGCTAGTAGTTCCCAAGGAGGCCCTCCTCCTCAACAAGTGGAGGGCGCGTGTCAGAGCGCTATATCTGAGCGAGTAGCGGCGTCGTCCGCTAATGTACTAATTTCTACCAATTCTGGTTCTTGTTCGTCTATGAGTTGTGGCGCATCATCATTGTGCCCAATTTGTAGTGCGAAGTGTTCAGAATTCCGCCCTAGTAATGGCGGCAATGAAGCTGGAAAAGCAAATCCAGCTCAGGTAGTGGATGAGCAGGCTGAGGCCCTTAAGCAAGGATCAGCTGCTCAACGACGATGGATGCATACTCAGGTTGATAACGGTATGGAGATGGCGGTTCCTATTGAACGCTATCGCTATTACGATGGAGTCTCTAGTATGTTTAATCGGTTCGAGGGCGACTATAGTTCGCTTGATTGGACTGATTATCCGTTTGTCCCACCGGTGGTACCGGTGGTGAGTTCCTCTGTGGTGCCCCCAACTGAGTACAGTGGGGGCAGTGCGGACGGGCCCAGAATAGTTAAGGAAGAAGAGCCAGCAGGTAATGTGATCAGCAATTTTGATTCGCGGTTGCTTGTTGTACCAATGGCTAATTTCTTTGTACCTTTTTTGGGCTTCTTCGGAATTTGGAACAATTCAATGTTCAGTTCCGGACTCAATGCTTTTGCTAAGCATTGGGGTTTGCACTACCACAGAGAAGATGTGGCAGTATCATTGCCCGAGCCGTTGGTTGAAGATTTGGCTTCGTTTTGGTCACACAGGGTACGAGACCCTGAAGGGAAAGAGTTTGCAGTATCTGTAGCTAAGACCCGACAACTGTGTAATCAAACAGCCTTAACTGGAAAACAACAGCTCGATGCTGTCACATATGCACCCGTCCTGGCGTATACTAAGTACTGGGATGTTCAACAGAACGCTGCGCGCGTTTGGAGTGGTGCATATGCACGTTCGGGGTTTGGTGAATCGATTAGAAAGAGTTGCGCAACTCTGATGCAATTCCAGAGATGGCTAGTAATTTTAGCTGTCATTTTGTGCTTAGTGTTTACGGTGTGTCACGTTAGTGTCATAGAACCTGAGTATTCTGACTGGTGTTTCATTTCGTCCCATTTTCCGACTATCTCGTTAGCCCATCCTGTTTCAACTTATTACCGTAGTTGTATTGAACGCCATCACACTCAGTGGTGGTTGATTGATCGTATAACTTGGTTACAGTGGGAGTTGGATTTTGGTTGTGTATGGTATGAATTAGATTACTCGTGGTATTACTTATCCACTGAGAATCCTACCTGCACGGGCTATTATCTTGATTATTTCTGGTATTCATTACGACCCTTCTTAGCTAAATGGTAGGAGTATTATATCAGTGCTGTAAAGCAGCACTTTCCTATTTTAGCTTACGTAGTGAGTTGCCCCCAGAGATTAAAAAGATTGACTTGATAAATTGTGCTGATTTGCCGCGACCTAAGAAGCTTAAACCAAAAGCTGAGATTAGGTTGTGTGATGAGAATTTGCGTGCTAACTTGCGACAAAAGGAGCCGAAAGCGATCAAAGGTTTTCAGGCTGTGTATGGTTTTAACACTGAATACTATGCACCTTTGGCCTTCGCAAGTAACCAACATAATGAGGAACAAGCGCTATACGCTCGGGTTTTGGCTAATACTATTGAGCCTAAACCCAACGAGTTAGCAGCTTGCCTTGACTGGTGTAAAAGAGAAATGCGCTCTCTTTTCCCCAGGATGTTTAGCATTCAAAGCATTCCTTTTCCCGTTTATATAATGAGATCGAATGCTTCTCGGAGTGTTAAAGCGATATTACGCAGGACTTATGAAGAGTTGCAATCTGCTGGTTTGGATGAGAATTCACATTTATCTCCAAAGCAACTTGCATCCTTTACAACCCGCTCTTCTTTTGTAAAGGTGGAGAATAATCTCTACCAATCCCCAATGGGAGTCAATGATAAAGCACCTAGATTAATACAAGGAGCAACCCCACAGTTTATCTGTTTGGTTGGCCCCTGGGTAATGGCTTGTCAGGACTTACTTAAAAGAAGGTGGAACATTAAAAATATGATGTGTTTCACAAGTGGCATAAGTTCGGAGAAATTGGCTGACTATGTAGAAAATGCGGACGGCCCGATCATTGAAGATGATTTGGGCAAGTTCGATTGCTCGATACGCAAGCCATGGTGTGAGTTTGAGGTTTGGCTCTGTAAAAAATTTGGAGCACCTCGGGCTGTGTTGGATTTGATGTGGGCTAACATCAAAACTCACGGTTATACCCACCATGGTTGGTTCTACAAGTGTGCTGGCACCAGGAAGAGTGGTGACCCGTATACCTCGTTGATGAATTCGATAATTAATGGATTATCTCACTTATACCTGTACTGTAAATGGACGGGCAAGTCCGTACGGGACGCATCTAGTTCTATTAAGATGCTCTTGCAGGGTGATGATAATTTGCTGCGACACCGTGAGTGCGTAGTCTTCCCGTGGCAGGAGGGCATGGCAACACTTGGGTTTGATAGCGCAGCCCAGTATCGATCGAATCTAGAGGAGGCTGAATTTTGTTCAAATCGTCTCTATCCCGTATGGAGAACTGAGACGGAAAGGGGGTATGTTTTTGGACCTAAACCAGGCAAGGTTTTGGCCAAATTGGGATATATTATTAATCCACCAAAGAATGTTCGACCCGCAGTAATGATGCGTGGCGTTGCTTTGGGGTTACAAAAGAACTGTAACCACATACCACCTCTTAAAGTTGTCATAGATCGTATTTTATCATTGACTAGCACAGTTGTTGTTACTGAGAAAGAACAACGTGCTGTTTCGCTATATCAGGCGAAATTCAATGATCACACGATCAAGATGCGACACTGTTATGAAAGTAATGTTGAAGTGGATTTGGCCATCTACAATCAATATTACTGGGATCAGAGAATGCAATCTGATTTTACTGTTACAGTGAATTTGTTGAGACTGGGGGAGGCATATGCTGACCCTTTTGCTGATTTGTTGTTTGATCGCGATACATCAGCGCCCCAGCGCATCTTTAATAAACTATCATGGTCACCAAAGGTGACTTTGCCCGATAAGTCAAGTGTGCCATCAGCCTTCTTGGAAGAAGTTGGCTCGAAGTGGTACTTGAAACATTGTGGAATGATAGATTATCAGCCCAAGTAATGACTTGTTTCCCCTAGCTCTCGGGGTTTAAATGGAGCCTACCCGCATTGAGTGTCACCAAGCGCTCATATAAGTCGGGGGAAATGGCGTAACCGATCGCCGTTTTCGTAAATTAATCGGAAGATAAATCGGTTTGCCCAATGACGGAAGAAACCGCTTCCTTGAATCATTGGGCATTTGGGCTTTGTGTGTTAGCCCTTAATTAAACACTCTCCACTAGTCACTATTGTGATAGTTTACCCTGGTTCTAGTCAACGACGCAAAACAGAAAGACCGCGTAGCGTTGGCCATAAAACCGGCTTGCCCAGTAGGGTGCTTTGTATAATAACTCAAGTAACGGTGCAGTGACCGCAGTAAAAACCTGTACGAATGGGAACGTAAGAAATACCCAAGTGGATTTAATCTCTTCTAGTAAGATTAATCGTGACAAGTCCCCGATTGATTTAGCTGTTAAGTTACCTAAGGATGGTGCATTTATGCGTAATCAAAGACGTAAGTGCAAGAAACTACCACTTAGATGTCCTGGTTGTGGTGCAACAGTAGTATCACGTTGCAAATGCAAAAAGACATTTTTGGAGGTGGCCGCCAAGGCAGTTCCTTCCCCCCGGTTGGTGGGAATTGAATTGAACCCTGGTCCTGGTGGCAAGAGAAAGCGTGGGGTGGGTAAGAGGAAACAAAACTCCCCTCCCCGCGCGCAACCGCGTCAAAAGGCGCGGCTTGGAATGCGAGCAAAAGCCGGAAGACGACCAATTGGTGGTTCGTCCAAAGGTGAGAATAAAATTAGTCGATCTCTCCTTATATCCGAAGATGAGTTCATTGGAAATGTGAACTTAACCTCAGCTTCGTTTACGAATACGCAGTATAAGATTAATCCAGGGGATTCAACAACATTCCCTTGGTTATCAACTATAGCGGCTAACTTTAATAAATATCAATTTCGTTCATTAAAGTTTTATGTTAAACGTATAGCTTCTGAATTTGCAGATGCAGGTAAGATTGGTGATATCATTCTTTCCTGCAATCCTGATGCTGCTGATCCCGCTCCGGTGGCTGAAAATCAGGTTTTTGACCTGCAAATGAGAGACAATGCGATGCCGTGTGAGGATTTTGCTTTGAATAAACTGTCTATGGCTGAACTTAATAAGCAAGATAGTTTTTACGTCCGAGTTGGTGCTGCTCCGGCAAACACCGATATTAAGACGTATGATTGTGGTGTGCTCAATTTGTCGACTATTGGCACAGCTACTTCTGGGACTTGTGGTAAACTGTTTGTCAAATACAGTTGTTTCCTCCACAGTCCTGTTCTTGTTCAACCAGCCCAAGGTGGATTAGTTCACTTTTCGGGAACGGTTCCTACAACAGCTAATAATTTTGCCACTGCAGCTTTGCAAGCTGGTGGCACACCTGCCCTTACAGGTATCACATTGGGAACGAATATTATAACGTTCCCCTCTGGTATCCCAGGGAATTATTTAGTTGCTTTGTCCGTGTCTGGTTCAACTTCAACAACAGCTATTGCGATTACTCCTAGTGCCGGTGCCACTGCATTGTCGTTATTTACTTCAACGACTCGTGACGATTTGGCCTATGCGCAATCAGCAGGTGGTGGTGCTTCAGTTCCTGCAATGTATATATACACTGCAACTGTAGGATCATCTGGTGGGTTATTGACATTGACCACACCTAGTACCATTGTAGGTGGGAATGGTATGGATTTGTTCATTATGTCATTACCTACAGCTGTTTTAACAGCTTTGCCCCCAACAGCTCGAGAGTTGAGTGTTGAGGCTAAGTTGGCTCGTCTTGAGAAAGCTATGGCACGCTTATGCCGAGACTTGCCTGATGATGGGAGTGACTGTGAGTCTGAATCACAAATAGTTAACCAGTCTTTTGGTCAGCTAACTGGGTCAAGCTCGAGTTCTCCTCCGGTGGCTACTGTGGCGCTTACACAGAGCATGCTGGGGCTTGTGACAGATTATGTCGCAAGGAAATCCACTTCTAACAAGTAAGTGGTTTATACAGTATGGCTTCTAAGGATCCATATGTATATTAGAACTATGTAAGAACCTTAGTGGCGAGTGTCGATCGTCAGATTTATTTGTCAGGTGCAGTTTCACTAACTGTACTCGTGTTAGACAGCGGCGGTGTTAGTCCATTGGCTTCCAGCTGCGGTGTAGTGACGTCAAAGAGCGCATGACGCGTCAGACGTGATAGGGTGGGATTGTAGTGTGACATCTGCAAACCTACCTAGGCGAAAGTCGAATATCAATTCAAGCAACTCGGAAATTGCTTGTCTTATTAGCTGATAGCCAGGTTCTGCAACAAGGCGGAACACAAAGGTATGGTGATGGAGACTTAACTTAAGGTCTTCTTATCCTATCCCTTGCCACGTGCTAGGCTCCAACTCCGAAGTACCC